TCCTTCCTCACGGGCATCCTCAAGAACACGAAGTGGATAACGGTTACCAAGATTACCTTCAATAGTCTCTCCCTTGAAGAACCAGTGCTCATCAAATACAAGATAGAAAGGCTGTGTTCCAGCACCTACATTCTCTGTATAGTTGGCATCAACCACTACACCATTCTCATCACGGCATTCCTTCAGTTCAATGACACGCTCAGTAGAACCTGTTACATCCCATACATAGTCATCACCGCTTTCAAATTCCTTGGTAGGAAGACCTGCCAGCATAGTGTCCAGTGTCTTGCCATACTTTGCAGCCATCAGTTCAACCATCAGACCACGAACTTTCTGGGTCTTATTGCCGAAGATTGATGTGATATGGGTTGCCTTTGTAATTTTTGGAGCCCATGCATCAAAATGCTGCATTGTGAACTTACCTAATTGTCCAGCCATAAATCAAAAAATTAATCGTTAAAAAATCGTTTATTTTCCCTTTAAATACTTATATGCTTTTTATGCCAAAGTCCAATTTTCTCTGTCAGAATAATCAGGTGCTGTATTTGCAAGATTGAGTGTGCCGTCTCCATTCCTTCTTGTAGAATTAAGTACACTTGCCACCTCTTCAAATCCTTTCTTAATACCAGCTTGCACCTTCTTCTTGGTCAGTTTCTCCACACTCTTAAAACCATCGGTAAGTGCATATAGCAATGCCACATTCTCCATGAACTCCATAGGATTCTCCCTCTGGTATTTCTGAAGCTCGTTCATGAAGTTACCATTCTCATCCTTGAAGACAGGCTTTGTGATTGAGTCATAGGCCTTCTGCCTTATCTTCTTATCCACTTGCACTCCATTATAGAAGCTGTCTGTATCAAGGATATGTTTCTTCAGGTTTGAGAACTGTTTCTCTTCATCGGCTTTCTGCTTCTTCTGTCTGTCATCCATCTCCTGCTGGAAATCATCTACAACCTTCTTATAGTATTCCTTGCAAGATTCAAATGCTTCCTTTGCATCCTCAATGTCGTTACCGTCATCAAGGCTTTTCTGTACAAGCCTTACAGCTCTCTCATGAGAGAATCCTCTGTTCACATAGTCCTGATACATCATCTTCTTACGAAGTTCTTCACCGTCTGCACCCTCTTTTGTAAGTGTAGCATAGGTGTTTCTGTCCTCAAGGAACTGTGACAAATTGATTGCATTCTGGTACTTTTGCATCTCATCAGTAGTAGCCCCACTGTTAAGTGCTTTCTCAAGTCTCTGCTGACGGTCATCCAATGATTTTGAAATCTCATCGTCAAACATTTTCCTGAGAGTATCAGCATCCTTTACATTCTTCAGAGTATCATCAGAAAGGTCAGGGAAAACACCTTCGTCTCTTAATGCCTTGGCAATGGTAGCGAAGAGATTTTTCTGTGGAGTACCAGGATCATCATCCGACTCTGGTGTCTCCCCATTACCCTCTGTTGTCTCTTCACTGCCTACGCTCTCTGGCTGATTACCCAATAGGTCTGAAAAATCCACCTCGGCAGTTTCTTCTGTCTCATTATTATCACTATTACCAGGAGTCTCTTCTCCTTGGTTTTCAGTACCTGTGTTATCAGGTTCCTTCTCAATGTTTCCACCGAAGAACTGTTCCACTTCGACGGCTCCCATCATGTTGTCTAATCCAATACCTTCCATATTTAAATCCACATATTAAATTAATTCCGATGCAAAGATATTTATAAAACAAGGTGAGTACAAGTTGATAAATTTTCTACTTATAGAGATATAAATAAAAACAAAAACAGGCTATCTTCACAGACAGCCTGCCAAATACAATAACAAAAAACCATAAAACCAACAACTAACAAACTAATTATAACCTAAAAACGAACTACTTATCACCTCTTTTGGCTTTTGCTATTCTTTCCTGACTTCTTATCTTCTCCCTCTCAAGCTGCAGCTTCTCGTGTTCCAGTTGGTTCTTCTCCTGCTGTTCCTGAAGTTTCTGTTGCAGCTCAAGCCTGTCCTTTTCTGAAATAGGCTGCACTGGGTTCTCCGTAAACCCAGATGCCCTTGCAACACTGGAGTCAATATTAGCCTGCGCCTGAATCTGTGCTACAAGTATCTTAGTGTCATTGTCACGCTGATTCTGAATATCCTTCTGTTCCATCTCAAGCTGCTTCTCCTGAGCTTGTGCCTCAAGCTGCTGCTGTTGTAACTGCATCTGTTGCTGCTGCTGTTGTTGCTGCATCTCTTCTGCATGCTTTTCTGCAGACTCCATCATCCTTATCTTCTCTGAAATAGATTCCGTAGAATAGAGCTTCATCATAGTAGAGAAGTTGAACATCTGATTCTGCAGACCAGCTTGTGCCAGGGTATCCAGCTTCTGCATTAGCAGACGTGTTCCCTGTGAAGAATCAACCACAAGGCCATAGTCACATTCTGCAAATTCATCACCGTCAATCTCAATAAGCTGCCTTGAACCATCAGAAAGGATATACTCAAATTTCTTCTTTCTTCCCTTAAGGGCTATTTTAGCTGTTTCCACAAAACACTCAAGTACCCGCTTCTTCAGATTATCATGCTGTGCAAAGATTGACTCTGTAATATGCGATGATTGGAGAGTGGCTCTTTCCACACCACCTACAGTCTCCCTGTTGGATACTTGTCCAAGTCTTTGGGGAGTAATACCGCAAGCCTTTCCCATCTGGGTATCAAGCCAGTCAAGAAGCTGGATATTGAATTGTATCTCAGTAGACACAGAAGCATCAATCACACCTGTGGTATTTGTATTCATTGCTCCATAGAGCTTACTGGTGGCAGCTCCCTTCTTTCCCTCATTGAATGAATTCTTCACGGCAATGTGGTTTACTTTGGCAAAGTGCAGCCACTGCTCAACCTTCCATGTATCAGGAATAGAAGCAGTATCAAACACTGTAAGCTTACCCAGGTTTGATTCAAGAAGCTTATAGAGTTTGTCTATAGTAGCATCATACATATAGGCATAGGGTTTCAATATATCCACCATTGAGGGGCTCATCCCCCTTCCTACATTATATATCTGCCCTATAATACCAAAGTGACATTTTGAAGGATTGCTCATAGAGTTATACTGTATAGGACGAGGCCTTACATTGACATATATCTCACTGCCAATCTTAGTACCTTCCCATGCCTCATTCACCCAGAACACTTCCTCTTCCTCCCCTAGTACCTTATTAGGTATATAGGTTTCTGGGTAGAAATGGAATTCCTCCTCCCCTGTCTGGGGGTCATACTTCTTGATTTTCTTTATCTTACGGCTTGACTTCCAGTATACTCTCAGAACCCTTACATTCCCTTCTCCATCATAAGGCATTCTTCCAGAAGACACCACCCCATATTCCCCAAGCATTGCAGAGAAGAAGTGGGGGTTGTTTACAAGAGAGTTTCCCCATTCTGGATCCATGAAGGCATTCCTCTCATCCCATAATGGATCATCGGTATTGTCTCCTGCATTGCCTGACTCAAGCTTGCTTAGATATTCCATGTCCTTCTTGGTCAGAACATCATGGTAGGCATCCTTTATCCATCCTATATTCTTGTATGTCTCCCACACAATCATATCAGCATCCTCTACCCTGTTTGAATTTCCAGACCTGTATATACGAAGTTCTAGAGGGTCTACCTTCTCAATACAAGGCTCTCCCCCTATAATATCAACACTGTAGTATTCCTCATTGGCAATCAGGGCATCCATGATTCCATGGTAGTCAAAAATATTCCTGAAATCCTGTTCCATGCTATAGTGTTTCAACAGCCTGTTTGCCCTCACTTCACGCATATCCTGATACTGATACTGGAAATAGTCACTCTGTTCCTGAAGACGTTTCTGGTAGTCTTCTTCTGAAACAGACTGATTTTGAATCAACAGTTGCAAGCTCTGAAGGACTGCCTCTTTTTTCTTATTCTCTATGTCACTTATAGCATTGGGGTTGGTGACAACAACTGTCCACTCAAAAGGTCTTGAAAGTGCCTCTCCACGAAGCAGCTCAAGATAGGCATTTATAGTTGGATAATGCTGCAGATTATCTGGTATGAAACTTGCCTTGAGATTATTCGGATTGAGAACATATGCAATATCTTCAGTATGCAGCTTCATTTTCCACAAGTCATAGTTTATACGCTTGTGCATTACAGACTTCTGTACTGCTGAAACATGCATGAATGTGCCTTTTGCGTCTGCAAAGTCAACACACTGCTTTCCCCATTTGAAATTCTTTTTCTTATAGGAAAGCATCTGTTGTGGAAATCCTGTAAATAACGCTACACTCATCTTGATAATATTTTCTGCAAAAATAGACAGATAATCCAGCTTGTACAAACTGGTAATTTTTTTATTTTCCTACCTACCCTTTTCTTCCTTATACAGCATCTCATGAAGCATATCCTCATCTGACTGCGTGAAATTCTCCCTCCAATATTCATCATTTGCTATATCATCAGGGTCTGGAACTCCTTCATCCCTGCCATTGTAGCTTCCACCCATAAGCCTGAGCTTGTCTTCTCTCAGGAGCATCAGCATTCCCATTGCAGAAACACGGTCAAAGTTACCGAATTGATTCCATTGTGACAGTTCTATCAGAAGAGCCTTGTTCTTTATAAAGTCAAGGTTATGCCTTGTTACCTTTACCTCTTCTCCATTCTCTAATTCAACGATAGTCTGTGGAGTAAGAAGATACTTGGTGATGAGCTGCCTTGCCCACCCATTGACAGAGTTTGATGCATTGGTTCCCTTTGCTGTATTTCCCACGCCTCCAGGCTTTGTCATCTGCTTGTCAATGAGTATTTCAAGCACATCAGTCAGAAGATAGGTTGAATTCATCCTTGAGAAATGTGCAAAGAGTCCCTTCTTGTTGTTCTCATAGTTGAGCCTTGCATTGTAGAACAGGCACAGTCTCCTGCAAATCTCAAAATAGTCATCAGCCATCGGAGGTCTGCCTGTATATTCTGCCACAATCCTGTCTGTCATCAGGTCAAGGATAAGTATGGAACCCAATGAAGTGGTTGTTGACTCATCATTATCATAAGGGTCAGCACCTGCTATATACCTGTTCTCATACACATTCCCGCTTGAGTCCTTCACTGGCATCTCAAAAATCTCTATGGCTCCAGGCATATTCTTGTTGTCTTTCTGCTGGTAATACCTAATGGGAGCATCAGAGGTGGGAGTAAAGGAGACTTTTCCGTCAGCA